ACTCTGTGATATAGATGCATTGTCCTTCTTTATTCCAACGTCATTTGTATTAGGATTTTGCTTAAAAGTAAAATCTAAATCTTTGTAAGTTGCCGTGCGTGCTATCGTTGCCATATATCTATTTATACCTTTATTAAGTTAATTCACCAGTATTTCCAGAACCACCTGGGTCTGTCCATGCAATAGTATGTGTATGGTCATCAACTAATTGATCTTCTTTAACATGAGTTGTACCAGTCACCTTAAGATTTTTAATTACATTTAAATTTTCAGTGACATCTACATTACCAGCCAATGTTATCTTCTTCGTTGTATCAGTTGTTGTTACTGTTATATCTCCTTCAGTAGATGTAGCAGATATATCTCCCTTAGTAGCTGTAGTAGTTATGTCTCCTTCAAGAGATGTAGCAATTATATTTCCTGTAATCTGAGCTTCTAGATCTCCTCTAACTGCTGTTGTCATATTACCTGCTACAGCAAGATCACAATGACCACTTACAATAATTCTCACATCTCCATAGACCTCAAGAGTATCTTGACCTATAACTAATCTATAGTTATTTCTTACAATTGTTTCATTCTTTGAACCATCAGCAATGATCTCATAATTAGTACCACTCTTATGTCTCTCATGTATACGTTCATAGCTTGGTGTATCATCATATTCTTTTACATGACCACTCTCTGTTTCCATTACATTATTGTATGGATATACTGGTTGATACCCACTAGTTGGTTGATATGTACCCTGTAGCTCTGAAGCATTAGGATCATCTTCACCTCTTACTCTTACATTGTTATCTTCTACACCGGCAGTCTTTGTAGGAAGAGATCCCATCACTAAAAATTCTTGCTTAGATTCATCTAAGAATATACCTGCGATCAATGAGCCTACTGCTAAATTTACAGAATGTCCTGTTTGATTTATAGCTGGAGTATTTCCACCCATCATAACTTGAGACCAACTAAGATGTATTGTTTCTATATTGTCATGAACACTATATACACTTACTTTAACCCTACCAAGTTTCTCGGGATCATTAATATCAACAACTGTTCCAAATCTCATATCCATTAGTTTCTCGCTAGTCCTAAATTTTGTGAGTATGAATACTCGCCACCATCTTGTGTAAAGTTATGTTGTATATGTTTAATTATATACACGCCATCTTGTTTACTATTTGAAGTATTACCTCCACCTAATTGAAGATCAATTGACATACCTACACCTAAATTTGGCAGTGCTACCATACCTGTTATTTCCATCGCAGTATTAAATTCTCTGATTTTATGATTGACTATAGAACTAACTGCAACATCACCTCGTGTAGAGAATATACTTTTTACATTCTCATCGTATAATTTATTACTTAATTTAAATTTAGTTTTAGGAATAGACGTGTATTCTTTTGTTACATTATTAACACGTGTTGTTTCATCTAGATTAATAACATTTACTTCTTCACCATACACACCATCTTCTAATTTTTGTATGAAGTCCATATTGTATTCTTTTAATTCAAACGTATTAGCTGTTCCTACTATATCAACAAAATTAGTTTCCATATCTACAGAACTGGATTTCACTGATACAGGATCACCACCCGAGTCTACAAAATTATTATTAAACATTCCACTTAATGAAGTTAATCTAAGTGCAGTCTGATCGACAAGCCTCTCATATAAAAACATTCCAGTCTTTTCATTATCGTAAGCATTGTTTACTAACACACCTAAAGCTTCTCTTGCTGTAACGTTTGGAGCAATGTATCTACCAGAGGTATCACATGTATTATCAATAATAAGTTCAGCTTGTTCAGCACTAATATCTCTAAATACTTGTTCTATTATTTCATCTGAGGTTCCACTGTACATTGAATTTACTCTTTGTGCAAAAACTGGAGTATGTACAGATTGCACATGTATGATATAATTTTTTTGTTGCTTATCAATTTTCATATTAGAAATGCCGTCCATCATAAAACCACAATCATATTCTGATTCTATGTAACTGAAAGCCATATTAACTTCTTCTAAAGTTGAACCAATGAAATTATCAAAGAAGTTAACACCATCTTTGACAGCAATTGCTCCTCTTAATAATCCAAATATACTTTCGTACAATGTAACACCAGTAACCATCTTACTGATATCCTTCCCTCCAACTTCTATTCTAATACTGTCTAGGTTTAATGCCATTATTCACTCATGATTTTAATAAACTTTCTTGCAATGTCTCTAATGTTATCCGGTTTAATGACTTTAACATCTCTGTTTTGTTCAGTTATAGCAGACTCATAATCGATATAACTATATGCAGTTGTTCCAGCGGGACGTCTTGTTACCCATGATTGATCTGCATCATCTATATGATGATGAGGTGCATAAGCCTCTGACTTAATAAAGTTACATGCAACAGAGTCTTGTGAATCAACACCGCTTATAGTTTCACCAGTAATAGTAAATGTACCGGATGTTAATTCAATTGTGACATAACCCATATTAACATGGATCTCTTTAACTTTACCTAATGCTCCAGATACTTGACCTTGAACTGTTTCACCAATTATAAATTTATTATTTAATGATACGTCAGTATCAGCAGCAAGGTATTGATATTTATTTGTGCAATAATCTATAAGCTGATTAGAACCCATTGGCCAGTCATCCCATATATTTTTTATTTGTGGATTAAGTAATAAGAATGTCCAATGATATATTGGTGTTCCGTATAATCTCTGACTTAAGAGATCAGGTCTTTCACCATCTTGTATTGATACTGTCTGATAGTAAGCTGAGTTATCAATCAATGCATCAGATACCTTTGCTTTTGCAGTTAGATTTTTAAGTAAATCTAAGTTACCTGAACCATCTATATCAATTGCTACATTTTTTATATTTGCAAAATACATATTAGAATCCTCCCTCTACATCGTCAGCATACAATGGAACCAGTTCTTTAAGTGTTATAGATAATCCTACTTCAACAGGAGAATTATTCTGCTTAAAGAATGATGAAACATTTGGGTTATATGTAACGTTAACTGATTCAATAACACATGGTGGCAATTGAATCATATCTCTTGCACCGTGGAATGATACAATAACTTGATCAGGAACTGTTATTGTAATCTGACTATTTTTTGTGGCATGAGCAGCCTTCCTAAAAAGTTTAATAAGACCTGTAATTTGGTTTGATTCAGACTCTGAGTCAGGTAATAACACATAATTAAATGTAAAGTTTCTTAATCCAGTTGATTGATACGATATAAATTCATTAGGGTTTAACATTTGTCCAGTAGATCTTTGCATTTCATCTGAAACAATATCTCCTAAACCATAACCAGCTAAAGCACCAATAATACCAGAACCAGCAGCTCTACCAAGCACAGCTGATCCTAAAGTAATTGCTTGCTTCGAAGCTTTAACTGCTGCATTATTAAATGCATTCGTACCATCAGTAATTAATTCATTTGCACCTGCAGCAAACTGACGAGTATCTTCATTATATAACATTGTATCAGCTATTTGAATATCAGTAGGCATATATAAAGAAACTGAACCAACATATTTTCTTGATGCTTTAGTTGTTAATTCTTTTATATAATCTAATGCAACCTCGCCGCCGGCCTTAGCAACCGCTGCTGATCCTGATTTAATGTCGCTAGCACTCATATTATCTAATGTTTGCTTTTCTTTAAAGAACATCTGACCTAAATTATGTTTAGTCAATTCACCTCTCATCTGTTTAAGGTGAGCGGCTCTTACTGCTTGCGCTGCTTCATCTATCTTCAAGAACTCATACATCATGAATGGTTCACTAGTCATCGTAGATATCTGGCTCGCTCGCTTAACAGCATATTCACTTGCCTCATGACTATTAAAATTAACATCATCAGCAATTGTGTCATTACCTACAGTATCTGGATATTTGTAATGATTTGCACCGAATCGCATTTGCCATCCAGTAGTTTGTGTACTTATCCCAGCCTTTTCTAGGTGGGCCATATCATCTGGTGTGCTAAAACTCATAACTGTTCCTTGGTTTGTATATTACTTATTTATAACAATTTGTATAAATAGTTGTATGAAAAAGACATATTCAGGAAAATGGTATCCAAAACATCCTGAGAAATATAATGGTGATGTTAATAGAATACATTATAGATCTCTTTGGGAAAGGAATGCATTCAGACATTTAGACACAGCAGGCTGGGTGAAGTGGTGGCAGTCTGAAGAAACTGTCATACCTTATATATGTGCAACAGATCGTAAGCCTCATAGATACTTTCTTGATCTTACAATACGAACACAGACTGGTCGTACTCTTTTAGTCGAGATCAAACCATCATCACAAGTAGCACCACCTAAACGTAAGAAGCTTAATGAAGCATTAACTTATATGAAGAATACATCTAAGTGGAAGTATGCAAAACAGTATGCTGATGATAGAGGTTATGAGTTTCAGATATGGACTGAGAATGAATTAGAAGCTATGGGTATACGCACAATGTCAATGAAGTTCAAAGCCAGTAAGACAAAGACTGGCAAAAGAATATGGAAGACACTGAAGAAAAGAGTATAAATATAAACATGGAAGATGAACAAAATGACGGCAAATTAGAATTGTCTCTAAGAATATTAGGGAATGAAATAATAGGATTCAAAATGGTGGTAGATGATTTTAAATTAAAGTTTTTACTGGGAGGCATAGCTGCTCTTGGTATCATAGCATATATTATGGTAGTATTCGGACCATCACTAATGGAGACATTTAACAATGGCTAGTTTGTTTGATAAGTTAGAAGCGGAAGCTTTCCGTAAAGGATTGACTGCAAGAAGTAAAGAAGCTAACGATTGGTTTGCTAAGAACGTTGCAAAGCTTGGTAAGATAGGTCCAGGTAAAATATTGTCTGATGATAAGCTAAGGAAACAAGCTGGAGCTTCACCAGGTGATATGGTTATGTACACATATAATCCAAAGCATAAAGAAACGTTACCATACTACGATACATTTCCATTAGCTATTGTTGTTGGCGCAGCACCTGGCGGATTTCATGCTATCAACCTGCATTACCTACCGCCTAAAGTTCGTGCCATCTTCTTAGATAAATTAGGTGATGTTGCATCTAATAATAAGTTTAATGCAACCACTAGATTTAAGATAACATATAAGTTGCTCATGGCAACAAAGAACTATAAGTATTTTAAACCGTGCTTTAAACATTATTTAACAGAGAAAGTAACTTCAAATATTATGAAGGTTAATGCAGCGGAATGGAACATTGCAATATTTTTAAAAACAGCATCATTCAAGAAAGCTAGTGCGAGTAAAGTTTGGGCTGATTCAAGGAGTCAATACTAATGTCATTACCAGTAAGCATAGATACATTAAAGTCTACAATTAATCGTAGAGGTGGTATAGCACGAGGAAATAGATTTGCTGTATATGTTAGTCATCCTTCAAAAGGAATGAATAGCTTATTAAATTTTAACCCAGCCAATCTATTAAGTAATTTAATATCTGGCCAAGGTGTTAGGATTGGAGATTTTATACAAGACCCAAGAGATATATTTTTATTATGTCAGTCTTGTACGATGCCCGGTAAACGTATTATGACAACTGAAGCCACACACAATCATCATAATACAAAGAAACCTTATTCAGCTGCAACAGATGAAGTGACTATGACATTCTTAATGACTAATGATTATTATATGAAGAAGTATTTTGATATGTGGCAAGAGATGATTATAGATACAAGTCACGAACACTACAAAGCATTTTATAAAAGAGAATATTGTAGTGATGTGTCAATACAACAGTTATCAGCATCTAATGATGTTGTTCCTGGATACACAGTTAAATTAGAGAATGCATATCCTATTCAGGTTGGTGCACTTGAATTAGGCAATAGCGCCGATGGTTTAATGGAATTAAGTATCACATGGGAATACGATAACTTTAGAACCGTTAATATGGTAGATGGATTCGAAGATGTGGTAGGA